GCACCAGTATGGCCGTTCCCTTTGCCGGTCCGATTTTGCCCCCACATTGCCACAGACATACGAAGTATTTACTTGATTTTCAAGACTTTTGCCCTGGTCGTCTAATGAGGATAACGGGAAACCGGAGATGGGGGTTCAAGTCCCCTATGGGGCCTAACTTTAAAAATGCGTAGAATAACCCTATCTCGTCTAGAATCATCAGATCAAGGTACTTTTGGTACCGTACAAGTCCCTGATGATGAGTGGGTTCACTACTTCTACACCGGTGAGCTACCTTGGCGAGATAATGCCCCCAACGTCAGTTGCATCCCCACCGGCATTTATAAATGCACTTGGACGTACTCACCCCGGTTCAAACGCCATATGTACTTGGTGGATGGGGTCAAAGACCGGGGGGGCATTCGCCTCCACTCTGCGAATTTTATGGGAGACGACACCAAGGGGTACAAGCGTCAATTAAATGGCTGCATTGCCCTTGGCGAGAAGCTTGGGGTCATGGGTGGCCAAAAGGCGTTGCTTTTGTCGGCACCCGCCATGAGACGTTTCGAGACACTTCTTGCCGGTGAACCTTTTGAATTGGAGATTAAATAATGTTGGGCATCATATTGTCGTTGTTAGGGAGTACAGGATTTGGAACTGTGTTCGGTGGTGTTATGGGGCTACTCAACCGAAAAACGGATTTGAAATACAAGCGGTTAGAACTCGAAGACCGAGATAAACAACGTGCCCATGAATTAAAACAGCGAGAAGTTGACCTCAAAATCATGGCACAAGAGGCTAATGCGAAAATACAAGTGGCCGAAATGGAGGGCAGCTTTAAAGCCATAGAAAAGAGCTATGAATTTGCCACACCAGAGAAAGGCTCGAAAATGGCTACGTTCAGTGCCTTCGTTCGCCCGTTTATCTCGTTAAGCTATTTCGTGGTTTCGTCGATAATCGTGGGTGTGATCCTGTATTACGCTTTTTCAGTTACCGGCATTACTTTCACGCCGGAACAGTGGTATGCACTCACCATGTTTGCTTTAGAGTGGTTGTTCTTCATGGCAAGTACGGCCATTGGTTGGTTCTATGCAATGCGAAGCGGTAAGGCCCCGTCGTTAAAATAAGAGATAAAGAGGAATTATATGAATTACGAAAAGATATTCTCACATTCAGTAACAACCAGCCTTCTAGGGTTGGCCGGATACTTCCAGAGTGCAGCCTTTGCATACGCAGCTGTTGCTTCATTGGCTGTTGGAGCAGTTTACGAAGTGTATTCCCGCATCCTTGTTGTTAAAGAACAGAAACCCGGTATCAATGAAGAAGTTAAACGCGCCATTCAAGACATGAACGCCCGTGTTGCCACTTTGGAATACGGGGTAAAGACTCGCGGGTTCTAACGTGTTGACTTTCGGCACGTCTGTTTCAGTCAACAATATTTTGGCGCTTCGCGCCTTCTATACATTCATCTTCAATTACACGCTGCACGAGAAGCCGTCCTTCCTTGAGAAGATTTGGCTCCCTCGACTTAAGTCTTGGGTTGAAACTCGTGCAGTAGCGACTATGAACGAGTTACTTAACGATCCCGATGCTAAACAAGCCTCGGTATCGTTAAATGATGTGTCCGGCGACTTCTTCGCCGTCCTTTACATCGTGCAAAATCCACAACTCGTTACTGAACTGCAAACAGGTCACGAATTATTCCAATTATTGGCGCAAATGGCGCTTGAGTTTGAAAAGGTTCGTAAACCTAGAACGGATGCGGGTTATGTTGGGGGATAAAGTAAATCCTAGCCGCATTAAGCCGGGTGAGATACGAAATCCGGGTGGAAGACCGAAAGGATCTACGTCCAAGAAATATAATATTAAAGAACGGCTTCTTGGAAAGTATCAGACTCACCCCGTTGATCGTTTAGTAAAACTAGCTAATGAACTAGAATACAGAGGTCAGTTTGAAGAAGCTGCCGCGATTTGGGAAAATCTTTTAAAATATTTTGAACCGACAAAGAAACCGGTTGAGTCCGCACCAGAGAAACCTTCACCGGAAGGATCAGTAGAAGCCGCAGAAGAAACCTTTAGACTTTTACAGGAGATGGAACAAGATGGACTCAAGCCAACTGAAAGCAGCAAAGGAGATGGCTTGGAGGGCAGGCCGACTAATGTACCTCCTGAAGCCAGCCCAAAAACAGATTTACCTGGACATAAAGAACAGTAAAGAACTGATTTACGTCGTCAACTGTTCGAGACGGCTTGGAAAAACCTATGTTATGTCTGTTATCGCCATCGAAGCCGCGCTTCAGCACATCAACTTTCAAATTCATTTTGGCGCTCCATATCAAAATGCTCTCCGGGACTTTCTTCTACCGATTTTCCGACAAATTTTGGAAGACTGTCCTGATGACCTTCGTCCGACTTGGAAACAACTCGAAAGCAAATGGGTTTTTAAGAACGGCAGCTACATTAAGTTGTGTGGCGCTAATAACGGTCAGTTCGATAATCTTCGTGGGAATAAGTCTGATCTATTTATCCTTGACGAAGCCGCTCAAATTGATAAGGTGGATGATGTAATCCACGGTGTTGCAATGCCGCAACTCCTGAGCAGTAAAAACCCTGATAAGAAGATAATTTTACCGAGTACGCCCCCGACAACCCCGGATCATCCGTTCAAACGGTATGCCGAAGACGCGAAAGCGGTGGGAGCCTACTCACATTTTACGATCTACGATGCGGGATACTCCGAAGAAGAAATTGATCGAATCGCTAGCAAGATCGACGGCGGAAAAAACTCCACCTATTTCAAACGTGAATATCTGGCTCAATTTGTAGTCGAAGAAGAACTACAAATCATTCCTGAATGGAAGCCAGAGTATATTGGTGAAGTAGAAAAGAATGATTTCTTTCAGTTCTATACAATCGTTGAAGGTCTTGACATTGGATACCGTGACTTTACCGCCTTCATACTCGGTTATTACGATTTTAACAACGCGAAATTAGTCATCGAACATGAATACGCATTACGCGAGAATGATTTTACAACGGAAGTTCTCGCAACAAACATAAAGGCGTTGGAAGATGAATATAAGAAGCTCAATACAACCCGTGTTCGCCGGATTTCGGATAACAATAATCTCAATTTGCTTGCAGATCTGTCCCGTTTACATAAGTTACCTTTTGGCCCGATTAGTAAAAATACGGGAAGCGGAACGGATCGAAAGGGTAAAGAATGGATGGTAAGCCAAACAAGACAGTGGATAAACGATGGGAAGCTCATTATCCACCCACGCTGCAAGATGCTTATAGCGTCATTGGAGTTTGGCATCTGGAAAGAAGGCCACTCCGAGTTTGCCAGAAGCGAAAAGTTGGGGCATTACGACTTCATAGACGCGTTGATTTATCTGATCGCCGGTCTTATACCGGCTGTCAAGAATGTAAATCCTATTCCGCCTTTATACAAAATCAACGTACATACTACGATGTTTCCAGATAACAAACTTCCGTTGCAGCGCGAGAATCCACAAGACGCAGAGATTTTAAAAATTTTTAAACAGCAATTCAAAGGATAATCATGGATCGTTCCTATAAAGACACCTATTGGGCCAGTGAACCAGACGTTCTGGCTCTTGTTTCCCTTTTATCTCAAAAAATTTCTGATTTCGACCGGCATATCGATATGTCTGGTCGTTGGCTTACGGCCCGTGATCTGTATTACAATTATTATTTAGTCAACGAATCTAGCTATACGTTTCCAACGTATGGTGCAGACGGCTTTAAGCGTCTTAATATAAACCATTTCCGGGCAATCCTCAAGCATTTGCTGTCGTTGGTGACGGCTCAAAGAGTTGTACCGGAACCTATTGCTACAAACACAGACTACCAATCTCAAGCTCAAGTAAACTTCTGTAAGAACATTTTACGGTATTTTAATAAAGAGAACAAGATGGATGCGCAGTTTCAGGAAGCTACTGAAAGCGCTCTGCTCTTGGGAGCCGCTTATATCGCTCGTGAATGGGATGCCAGACTTGGGGATAAATATGCCGTTGATCCAGCTACTGGCGAGGAAAAATTTAAAGGTGACGTTGTAACCGGGGTTTATAACTGGTTGGATGTTATTTTTGATTTCGCGGAAGGATCATATGCAGCGGGTAATTGGACGATCCTGCGTAAATACGTCAATCGGTGGGACCTTATCGCTAAATTCCCACAACACGCAGATGCGATTAAATCCATGTCTATTGCCCCCGAAACAAAGCGGCATCGTCTCGGTCATATTATCAATGAAATAAATAACGATTTAATTCCACTCTACACTTTTTATCATAAAAAAACGGCGGCACTTCCAGATGGTCGGACTACTCTTTTCCTTGATGCTAATACTTGCTTGTTTGATGGTAGTCTACCTTATAAGCGTGTTCCTATAGGCCGTATCGTTGCCGATGCTCAAATTGACACTCCATTTGCGTACTCTATTTCAATGGATCTTCTTCCGATCCAGAAAGTTTATAATGCGTTGTGTTCCGCCGTTTGTACGAACCAAGCCGCCTTTGGCGTTCAAAATATACTGATCCCTCGTGAAGCTGCGATTTCTTTGACGCAGTTGACCGAGGGACTTAATGCCATTTACTACGATCCTGCGCTCACAAACGGCGCTAAACCAGAAGCCTTGAATCTCTTGATGAACAAGAAAGAGGTTTTTGATTGGATCGACTATCTCGAAAAGAAGATGGCACAGATTTCAGGGGTGAATGAGACAATTCAAGGTCAACCCGAAGCTAACCTTAAAAGTGGTACAGCACTCGCCTTTGTAGCCTCACAAGCCCTGACTTTTATTAGTCCTTTATCTCGATCATACCATGATTTGATTAGTGATACGTGGACGGGTATTCTCGATATCTTGAAAGAGTACGCTACAACGCCTAGAATGATTACAATCTCTGGTGTGGCGAATAAAGCCGAAGCAAAGCAATTTAAGAATACCGATATTGAAGGTATCGACCGCGTAATCGTTGAAGATGGCAATCCTTTAACGCAGACTCTCGCTGGTCGTATCCAAGTGGCACAAGATTTAGTTCAAGCCGGACTCGCAACGAAAGAAGAATATCTTAATGTTCTTATGACGGGTCAATTAGAACCAGTTTACCAATACGAAAACGCTCAGGTTATGCGTATTAAAGAAGAAAATGAGCAGATGCAGAAAGGCAAGCCAGTTAAGGCTATGTCTACCGATAATCATCCGTTGGATATTCGGGAGCATCTCATTCTGTTGAATTCACCAGAAGTTCGTAACGATCCCAATCCGAACAATCCAGTTAAATTGGCCGTTACACAACATATTCTCGAACACATGAATATGTGGAGTACGCTTGATCCTCGTCTTGGAGTTGCTTTGGGTATCCCACCGGCTCCGCCACCGCCAGCACTTGCGGGTGGAATGTCGGGTATGCCTCCACCACCTCCTCCCGGCGCTCCGGGTTCAAATTCCGGTAAAGAGAATCCGACGGGTGCGAAGACCGCCGGTTCACCGAACATACCTGGAATGGCGGCAAATCCCCAACCAGGTGCCGCACCAGCTGTTCAGCCTCCACAACAACCAAGTTTACCGCCGGGAAGTCCGGCAATAAATCAAGATGCCGCCGCTAAAATGGCTGCAATGCCGTCCCGATAAATTATTTAGGAGAAACCAAATGTCTAATCTATTCTCAGGAAGTTTCCCATTATTGACGTATCGAAATCTCGATGCTCAAGTTACGGGATCTGTTGTTAAAGCATATACCGGCGGAGTATTTGATTTAGCTGTATCAAATTCCAACGCTGCGGCTCGTTATCTGAAACTGTACGATAAAGCTACAGCCCCTACCGAAACAGATACGCCGATTCGTACTTATTATCTGCCACCGCTGTCTTTAACTCATCTTTCAATTCCAGATGGAATTAAATTTATAACCGGTATTAGCCTTCGTGCTTCTACTGGTGTCGCTGATGCCGATACTGGCGCACCGACTACAAACGACGTAGTTGTAAATATTGGCTATCAATAAA